CACACGCGGCGCTCGGCTCTCGAGAACTTGAGCAGCACGCGGTCGGCTTCCGACTCGGCGTAAACGTCTTGCTCGCAGTAGTCGCCCAGGCGGCGCAGACGCTCCTCGTCTTCCCACCAGTCGATGCTGCCGTCGGGGTGAATCTTGCGGGGCTTGCACATTCTGAGCATCAAGCGGTGCCCCTCGGCGTCCTTCTGCGACTTCAGGCCCAATGCCCTGCCAGCCGCGTCAAGGCTCTGAGGAAGCGCCAGAACCGCCGCACGGGCCATTGTGCAATCCGTCTGCTCGATCGGGAGGAGCGGGAAGCCGCGCGCGGGGGCGATCAGCTTGTTCCAGCACTCTCGGTCAAACGCGATGTTATGGCCGATGACGATGCCCCCAGACCGAATGTGCTCGGCGAGGAGACCCAACTCCCCTTCGCCGAGCACAAGGCCGTCGCCCACTCTGAACCGCACGACGATACACTCTGTCGTAGGATCCTCGAAGTAACGGTATAGCCCTGCGGACTTTAGGTCACAGGTCGATCGCGTCTCAACGTCTAAGTGGGCAGCAACTTTCATCAGTCGAACAGCCCGCCAGCATCAACGTCGCTGTCGATGTCGAGGCTCACGCCAGCGAAGGCGTCGGCAATGCTCTCGCCGCCACCGCCGAGGTTCTTGTCATCGGCGACAAGCATCACAGACTGAAGGCCAAAGGACGTGCCTTTTTTCACTCCCTTGTCGTAGGTGTACGGGCGCAGCGTGCACACCGCCCAGACGCCGGGGTAGACCCGGCTGCTGTCGGTGACAACAACGCCATTCGCATCAACAACAACCGGCTGGCGGTCAGAGGTAGGGGAGAGAAAGACCCCGCCCTCGTTGTATCCGTCGTAGCGCAGCATATCAGCCTGATCCTTGAACGGGGACTTCAGCTTCGGGCCTTTAGGTGTGCCAGCGTCGGCCCACTTGGCCTTCGTGACCTTGCCCGCTTCCTCCTTCAGAATGCTGATGTCAGCACCCACGGGGAAAACAAGGTTCGCGCCGTACTTGCCCTCGAGGTTCGGCGGCACAGGCTTCGAGCGACTGAACAGGTTGGGAAAGCTCAGGCGCACAGGGCTGGTGCGGAGATTGCCGTTCGGGAGCACAGTGCATGGCACTTTCGCTTGTGCGTTCGCAATCCACTCAGGGCTCTTGTTTGAGGTAGCATCGGCCATCATTAGTTCCTTAGTCACCGAGCTGAACAGAGCCGAACTCTGCCGCGACAGGCGAAATGCCCGCTCGTTTGTCGCTCGAGGGGGCCGTTGTCAGCCCCGACGATTCCTTGATTGTAAAGCGAAGGGTGAGATCCCTCTCCGCCTGGGCGTACTGCTCCTTGGGGATGTAGCTCTTGAGCAGACGCTTGGCCTCGGTGATCCCCACCAACTTGCGCGGCTGGGTCAGCTCGTCGGGGATACCATATGTGAGATCGAGATATGCAGAGACCTCATCCTCATGGGAAACCCACTTGCGACGGGCGACTTTCTCGACAACTTTGAAGCCGGGGACTTCGACACCAGAAAGAAGAAGCTGGTCCACTCGTTCCCGAATTGCCCCGATCCACGGTGAAAGGTTATCGTATGCTTCGAGGACGCGGGCGAGCTTAGCAGTGTCGTCCATTCGCACAGTCGCAGAAAGATCTGACGCCTCAAGATCCTCAAACGCAACTCCCTTATAATCATCGAGGCATTCCTTCACAAAAGCGTCTGCCCGTGCAGTGCAGATAGTGGCAGCGGGGCAAAAGCGGCAGTGATCGCCAGCGACAAGAGGCGCGTTATCAGTTTTGCAAAGCGCGATCGCACTATTCAACTCCTCTGGAAAGTCGATCACCTCGTACATCGGGAGCGACCAACGCTTGATGCCGTCGTTGTCTCCGGCGTTGTGCGCGCGGGGCTGTACGATCACCAGCTCGATCTCAGCGACCTCCCACTCAGGGTGAGACTGGCTCGCGCCGAGAGCGTAGAACTTGAGCTGGACGTTGTCCTCCGCATCGACAAGGATGCCCGCGCCGTGCTTGTAGTCGAAGATCGTCAGCTTGCCGGTGCCGTGGTTGAACACCAGGGCGTCGTTGGTCCCGAACACTTCGCCATCTGGCGCGGCTGGAACAGAGATCTTGAACCGCTGCTCGACTTCCATGTCGCAGGACTGGGCGACTTCCCCCCAAACCGCGTTGAGGTAGACGTTCACCGCATCGACCATGTCTCGGGGGTGCTCGTCGCCCAGAAATCGGTCTGCAGACGTGAGGCCGCTTTCCAAGCAACGCTCGGCAAGGGCGTGGGCCTTGGTCCCCTCCTCTGCATAAACAGAGGAGGGGGCTTCGGGGGCGAGTTCGGCCAGCGCAATCGAGCCGGGGCACTTCATGTACCGCGAGGCTTGCGATCCGCCGAAAGGGCTATGTGTTGTCATTGCGATTGTCCTTCTCTCCGCGCGTACCTAAACGCGATCAGACGTCCTCGAGCATGGCAACGCAGCGAGCGTAATCTTCGGGCTTCACGCCCCCGAAAGTCTGGCTGTCGAACAGGCGCTTGAGGTTGTCCTTGATGATCGCGCCGTTCTTCGGGTTCCGACCGATCGCCCGTCCGCCCGCGTCCTTAACGTCTTGGAGGGTGAACTCCTTCAGCATCGGGTGCTGCTCGGGCTCGGCGTCCGAAGAGGTATCGCTGGGTTCGGGAGTTGAGGACTGCGGCTGCGAAGAAGCAGTCGGGGCAGACGGCTCCGGTGCTTCCGGGGCCGGGCCAGTTTCCGCCGCAGGCTGGGCATCGGCTTTCTTGGCGGGCCGACCACGCTTGGCCAAAGGGAGTTCGATTTGGACTTCCTCCTCAACCTTCTCCTCCGGGGTGTTCCGGGCAAACAGGCGGGTGATCTCCTCGAGGGTCTCGCCCTCGATGGTCAAAGTGAACTTCGTCATACGGTATCTCCTTGTGAGGCGTAACGGGTTAAGCGGAAAGGGCCGAAGTGTCAATCCTCGACCACAGCAATCGACGCTGTTTTCCGCGCGACCGATTCGGCGACAGTCTCGTCAATGGATTTGGCGAGACTTATGAACCGGACATGAACGTGATCGCCCTGCCCGATGCGGTGGACACGCTTGATCGCCTGGGCGTTGTCGGCTGGCACCCAAGAGCTCTCAAGCATGACAAGCTGTGAGGCTGCGGTCAGCGTAATCGCCGTCCCTGCGGCCTTGATATTGCCAAGGAACACTTTGCAGTCTGGGTCTGTCTGGAACCTAGTGACTGCCGGCCCGCGCTCCTTCTCGGAAATGCCGCCGTCGATCCTCGACCACCCGATCTTATGGTGGTCCAGAACGTCGATTAGGACTTCGATCGGGCGGGTGTGCGCGCACATGACGACAACCTTCTCGAGACCTCCGGCGAGCTCCTCGATGAGCTGCGCGGCGAAGACAGGGGCCTTCGCCTCTCCTACCAGACGGCGCAGCGTGGCGCTGTGCGCGGCCTCGAGGAAGGAAAGCCCGCCCTTGTTCACCGCGTCGAGCACTGCGGTGTCTAGACCGGGGTGCTGCGCGATCAGCGCGTTGATCTCGCGGGTGTCGCCCTCGATCGTCTGCGTCGTCACCCACAAAGGAGGCAGATCTAGCCCGGCGTCCTTCTGGTTCCTGCGGATGCTGTAGGCAGCGATCAGCGCCTTCAGCTCAGGCACTGTCTCCTTGCGCGGGGTGTAGCTCGCACTGAACGAACCCATCTTCGCCACAAAGTAGCGATCGGTGAAGTGGCGAAGGCTCAGAGACGTTGCGTGGCAGAAGCGCAGCCATGTCCAGATGTCAGAAGGATCGTTCGCCATAGGGGTGCCGGTCAGAAACCAGACGTGGGCGGCCCAACGAGCGTAGCCGAAAGCCCCGTCGCACTGGTGGCTCAGAGCCGCTCGCGTGCGCTGGGCGTGAGCGTTCTTCAGATAGTGCGCTTCGTCAAAGATGCAAAACTCCATCAGATCCCGCGTGAGCTCCTTCTTCCAGCTCGTCGCCTTCTCATAGGACAGCAGGAGGACGTCTGCCTTGCCCCGCAGCCAGAGATTAAGGTCGTCATTCTTCAGCCCCTTGATAACCCGCCGGGGCCGATCAGAGAACTTCTTGATCTCGTGCTGCCAGACAGATCGAGCCGAAGCCGGGCACACTACGATGCCCCGCTCGAGCCCGAGCTTGTCGAGAGCTGCTACCGCCTGGGCAGTCTTGCCTAGGCCCGGAGCGTCGAACAGCCCGC